CAGGTAGAGAATACGCATTTCCTTATGCACAAAGACAGGCATGGGGTGGGTCAAGTTATGGAACACAAATTAAAAATTATCCAGTACAAGGATTTGCTACTGCTGATATTGTTCCATTAGCTTGTATAAATATATATCGTAAAATGAAGGAATTAAAATTAAAAAGTAAATTAATTAATACAGTACATGATTCTATTGTTGCTGATGCATGTGAAGAAGAATTAGATATTGTATCTAAATGTTTAATAGATGGATGTGCTGAAGTAATATCATCATTACAAGAAAGATATAATATTAATTTTAATGTTCCGCTTGACACAGAACTTAAGATAGGGTATGATTGGTTAAACTTAAAGGAGGCCTAAATGGGTGCAATGAAATGGTTTATGATGGGTGTTGAAGATATGATAGACCCAGATAAAACTGAAGAAGAAAACTATGAAATGAATAAGAATAATAAGGTTCTTGTTCGTGGTGAAAAATTTGGCATAACAAAAGATGATATTAGTTATGCTTATGCTACAAAAAAAGGAGACCCCCGTAATGAATAGCGTATTAACAGTTGGAGACTTATTCGTGGAAGATAACTATGATTGGGTTAATGATGAAGAAGCCTCAGTTTTTCAACGTATTGAAGAATTAATAAGAGAATTTAAAAAAGATAATGTTGGAGTTAAACCTACAGTTTTATATGTAAATCAAGATGAAGAAACACAAAGTTATTTGATGTGGTTTGCAGGAACTTATGGTTTAAAATCAGAAGTAACTACAGGAGTTACACATGTTGGGTAATTTATGGGAATGGTTCCTAATTTTATTTATATTTGGTATAATAATAACTTCAATTTTTTTATAAAAAAAGCTTGACAATTATTAAAATTTATGCTAGAGACTAAACATAATTATTTTATTTACAGGAGGTAAATCAATGAATAATTTAGTAGATGTAAAATCAATGTCTAATGAAGACATTATGAAGGCAATAGGGCAAGATGATGGGAGTAGCACTCCTAGTCTTCCTCGTTTATCAATAAATAGAAATCCAGAAGATGATGATGGTAATAGATTACCTATCGGTTCTTTTTCTGTTTATCACAATGATGCAGGGGAAAATGTTTATGGTAAACCCATAACTTTTAGACCTTTTATTAGTGCTATGCAATATATGGAGTATAGTGCTGAAGAAGAAGCATACCTTTCTCGTTCAATTATATTTAAAAATTGGAAAGATGAAGCTATTGATACTGTTGGTGGTATTCGATGCGGTAAAGTTGCTTACAAAGATAGAGTAAACTTAAGTGCTGATGAATTAGCTGAACAGAGAAGTAAAAAATGTTATCGTCTGGTATATGGGCAAGTATCTTTTATGGGTAAAACTGCAAGTGGTGCAGATTATGAAGTAAAAGATTACCCTGTATTATGGCGTGTAACAGGAACACAATTTAATCCTGTTGGTAATGCATTAAAATCAATCAGTCAACGTAAAAAACTTATGTTTAACTGCTTATTAAATCTGGAAACAGAAAAGAAAAAAGCAGGGGCAAATGTATTTTACATTGCAAAAATTGCAGTTAATGCAGATGCAGGTATTAAATTAACAAAAGCTGATGAAGATACTTTACGTAATTTTCAAGAGGTAATTGATAGTGAAAATACAGAAGTATTTGAATTATATAAGCAATCTAAAAAAACTAAAGCAACAACAGATGATGTAGTTGATGCTAAAGTAATAAATGATGTTGAGGAAGTTGACCCAGTAGCCGAGTTATCATCATAATGTCACATCCTATTCTACAAAAAGTACAAACTTTTTTAGAAAAGGCAGGTCGTCAGAAAGTAAAAATCTCTGACGACTTGATTGAAGAGTTTGGAGAAGCTTGCAAATCTGCAATCCGAAAACAGTTTACTGATGAGCGAGGGGGCAAATTCAGATTACGAATGAGTAATATAGGGAGACCTTTATGCCAATTGCAAATGGAAAAAGCAGGAGCACCGGCAGAATCACCAGATTATAGTTTTAAAATGAAAGTATTATTTGGAGATTTAATTGAGGCATCTTCTATGTTAATCTTAAAAGCGTCTGGAGTTGAGGTTCAAAGTGAACAGAAAGCGGTTAAACATAGTGGCGAAATCGAAGGAACTTATGATGTTGAGATTGATAATAAAATCTGGGATATTAAAAGTGCTTCTCCATTCGCCTTTGATAAAAAATTCTCACAAGGGTTTAGTACAGTAGTTGAAGACGATGCTTTTGGTTATGCATCTCAAGGATTTATGTATGCTGATAGTGAGGATAAAGATTTTGGTGGATGGATTGTTGTTAATAAATCTACTGGAGAATGGTGTATAACTGAAACACCTTTAAACATTACTGAATATAAGGAAAAATATGTTGTAGCGGCAAAAGATAACTTTAATTCAATTAAGAAAAATAAGAAATTTAAACGATGTTTTACAGATAAAGAAGAATATTTTCGTAAAGCAAAAACAGGAAATAGAGTACTTGGTTTAACTTGTAGTTATTGCCCATTTAAAAAATCATGTTGGGGTGATGAAATAGAGTATTTACCACAACAACAATCACAAGCAAGAGACCCTAAATGGGTATGGTATACTAAAGTAACTAATCCTAGAAAAGAATATGAAAACACGCAGTAGAAAAGCAAAAGGTAGAAGATTACAAAACTGGACAAGAGATGAACTCTTATCTAGATTTACTAATTTTTCTGATGATGATATATACTGTGCAATTATGGGGGAGAGTGGGGCGGATGTTAAGTTTTCGCCCCATGCACAAAAAGCAATACCATACTCTATTGAATGTAAAAATAAACAAACATTCAAAGGAATATATGATGTTATAGAACAGGCTCATAGCAACTGCAAACCAACGCAAGTACCTTTAGGTATAATTAAAATGAATAATTTACAACCTTTAGCTATTGTTGATGCTAGTCATTTTCTAGATTTAATAAAGGATAATAAATGGAAAAAGTAAATTTTAATAAAGGAGTTAAATTAATTATATCACCTACAGAAACTGGCTATGCTTGTGGTTTAATTAATGAAGAAATTGATATGAATGATGAAGGTTTATATCTTTGTCATATTATTGCACAAGGTATGATTAAGTTTGCCATGACACAACCTCAAGAGGCTTTTAATTTTGGTGTAGACCAAGCACAAGAAAGTCAAAGTAATGGCGAATTAAAAAGATTTGATGACTATGAAAATGTTGTAGATATATCAGATTTTCTTAAAAAGAATAAAAAAAGGTTACATTAATATGAAAAGTAATCAAGTTTTAAATAGAGCAAGTGTTCTTGTACAAGGACAAAGAGAAAAAGATTATGGTGATAAAAAAGAAAATCACAATAACATAGCTAAGTTATGGTCAGCATACTTAGATGTACCTATAACAGCACATGATGTAGCCCTTATGATGGTTTTATTAAAAATGGCTCGTACAAAATTAGGACAAGTTAGTGAAGATACTTATATTGATATGTCAGCTTATGGTGCTATTGCAGGAGAAATAAAATTTAAGGAGTAATAGTATGGAGCATATACCCGATTTAATGTATAAGGCACTTGAGCATGAGGCTCAAGCAAATATTGATAAAGCCGAAACAACCATGGAAATATATTTTAATAATCCTGCAGGCATAGGAGAACATCCACAACATCTAGAAGAAATGGGTAAACAACTAGATATAATTGCCGCTAATGAAGATAGGTTAACAGTTTTAAAAAAATATTTTTCCGACTACAACGAAGCAAGAGGTAACGTATGAACTACACAATAACGCAAGAGCAACTACAAGCTATATTAAACTATTTAGGGTCAAGGCCTTATGTAGAAGTTTTAAAATTAATTCAAACACTTGGACAATTACAGCCTGCCCCTGCTGAATCTGGTAAAAAAGATGAAGCAGACAAGTCCAGAAAATAAAAAAGGAGAGCACGAGGCTCTCCTTTATAAACTTGAAGTCAAGTTAAACAGTGATGGTGATGTATTATTTAATTATGACTGGGTTAAACCAGAAACTCTTATAGATAGGTTAAAAAATTGTGAGCATAAATACACTCTTTCTGCTATCATTCGTCATTGCCTATCTAATGGTTATAAATTAGATGAAGATTTAAAATATTTATTGAGGAATATATGACAGAGGATTATAAAGATTATAAATTAACAGGTAGAGTGCATATGCCTT